TGTGTTTTTACTAGGTTAGCAGTATCTATTCCAATACTGGTAGCTAGTCTTTTTACGGCTTCATCTACATTAACGTACTGTCTCATTACATCTGGTCCAAGTGCTTGAGCTACAGTTCCTATAAATTCTATAAGTTTATTCCTATCATTACCTCTACCAAGACCTTGTAATCCTGTAACTATTTTAGGTTTGACCAGTTCATCAGGCAGCTTGGGAACTTTACCTTGTCTTACCAACAGGTGCATACGTCTTCTGAGATATGGTAGTTGAAACTCTTGAGTCAAGATACTATAGATACCACCAAGACTATTCTCTAGTTCTTGTGCCATAAGATTTATCTCTGCTGCTGTTACTCTTTCTGCGTCACGTTGTACTGATCTTGCCATCAAGAAAGCAAACTCAAGTCTTGCTTCTATTCTTTGTATAGCACTAAAGGCAACACTAAAATCTCCTCCTTTGTTTACTTGCATGACAGATATATCGGCAGCAGTACCTTCTCTTATTGCTCCATTAGGAGCCTTTGCTATGGTGGCTGCCCTTGTAATTCCATTAGGGTTAACGAGGAATAATGTCTTAGCACTAGCAGCAGCACCTTCAATTATTGCTTGCATCAAAGACTCAAGACTAATCAAGTCTCCTCTATATTCTTCAACGTATCCTCTACCATAATCTTCTCCATCTATCCGAATAAATCTGAGAGGAATGAAAGGAGAAATTTCCATCTTTGATCTACCATCTGTGTTTGGTATCTTCTCTCCTTTACATTCTTGGAACCAAAGGAAATCGTCACCAACTCTTTTGATAGATGTATATATATCTAGGTCTTCCTTTATTGTTTCTGCGTCATAGTTATCTTTCTTCTTTATAAGTTCTAAGAACTCAGGAGGTAATGCTTGTGGGTGTACTGTTTCTTTAATATATATTTCTAAAACATTACCAACGTCATCACGCTTACAAACATATTTAGAAAGTGGATATACCTTAAGTCCTTTATCTGTTAGATATAACAAGACATTACCTGATACAACTAAATGCTTGAGTGCTTCAAACATAGCAACTCTATCGTTAGATATTTCTATCTGATTCATCAAAGCATTTTCTATTGTTCTTAGTCCTTTATCTATTTCACTTTGAAGTGCTTCCTGTCCTTGCTTTTTTATTTCAAGATCATCTATTTCTAATTTAAAAAATGCTGTGCTTGGAGGAAGCAAAGTCATTAATAGTTTATTCGATAAGGAATTAACTCCACGACTACCTGTTGCTTGGAAAGGAGTCTTGACCTTTGCTCTAGTACCTGTCGTTTGTTCTGGTATCAGACTAGGTATTGTAAGTTTAGAAGACTCTTTAGCTTCTCTATCGTAAACAGACCTACCACTAATAAGTGCTTCATATCTAGCTGCTGCTGTTGTGCTTTGTGTGGAGTATTCCATATTAAGTTGTGTAGTTTAAATCTCCAGAACTTTCTGACTCAGGAAGTTTAGGTATCTGTAATGACGATGTACCACGCTTCTTGGCTGCCACCTTCTTACCAGTAGCCGTCTTACCTTTCTTCTTCTTAGAAGAATGTCCACCTTGACTACCTAATGTTGGTGCTTGAGCAGTCTCCTCTATAGGAGAATCATCTGGCTCTGGTGTTGGTAATGGTGGTGGGGATGGTCTTCCTCTTCCAAAACACATTAGCCTAGTCCTCCTTTGTCCATAGCATCCATAAATTCCTCAAGGGGATGTTTGTTTCTTTTTCTTTGTAACCTTAAACTCTCTGTTGCTGCTGCTGTATCTTTAGGATTAGCAACCCCTGTCTGTTGACCAGTAACAGTAGGAGGTCTATTGTCATAGTCCATACCAAAGGGATTGTCTGTCCTACTGGCAATTACACCTTTCCAACCTTTGAATCCTGTACACATAACTAATTCTCCAGCACCCTGTTAGTCAGCATGGTTTCTTTCTGTCTAAGTTGTTGCTCTATTAAA